ACGGGCTTAAGTTTCCGAACACATCTCAAGAAAATATGATGATGTTCGATAAATTTAGACAGCTTGCAGACGAACAAACAGGCATTCCTAGCTATTCTCATGGTCAAACAGGCGTACAGAGCATGACTCGTACTGCATCTGGTATGTCTATGTTGTTAGGAGCCGCATCGCTTAATATTAAAACAGTTGTAAAAAATTTAGATGACTTTTTGTTAAAGCCTTTAGGCAAAGCATACTTCCAATGGAATATGCAATTTTTTGATGGTAAGTTAAAGACTGAAGGTGATCTAGAAATAAAAGCATTAGGTACAAACAGCTTGATGCAAAAAGAAGTGCGAAGTCAACGATTGACTATGTTTCTTCAAACTGCTCAAAATCCTGCTATTGCTCCGTTTGTTAAGATGTCAAAGCTTATTAGTGAACTAGCATATAGCTTGGATCTTGATCCTGATGAAATACTAAATGATCCCGAAGAAGCAGCACTAGCTGCACAGATTATAGGAATGCAAAACAATGCTGGACAAGGAAGTGGCGAACAAGTTGGCCCCATTGGTCAACAACCCGGAGCTATGGGGGCCGTTGAAGGAACACCTGAACAACCTGCGGATGTTGGAGTTACAGGCACTGGCGGTGGCAACATCGGAACAGGAAATGTTCCGCAAGCAGGGGAAGGCGAGTTCTCTGGCTAACTTGCTAACACTTCAAGAACAAGTAAATCAAAGACGAAAGGAAAAAGACGATGGCTAAAAAATTTCCAGATCTAACAGGCGACGGTGAAGTAACCTATGCAGATGTATTAGAAGGTCGTGGAGCTTTTGCTGAAGGGTCTTTGCTATCTTCTTTAGAAATGAGCCTTGAAGAAATAGACGATGAAGCAATTGTAAAATTAACAGGAAAAGACCCTAGCCCAGAAAGTAGAAAAGAAGCTTCAGAAATTTTAAAGTTTATGTCAGAAGCTGGAGAAGCTATTCTTGAATTAAACTCATCAAAAAAACCTACTACCCGAAAAGGAATTGCAGAATATAATAAAAAACAAAAAGAACTAACTAAAAAAGTTGATAAACTAAAAAAAGACTTAGGTTCGCAATTTAATTTTTTTAAATATCAAATTTTAAGAGATGCTGGAAGAGTAGAAAAAAATGAAGGTGGTGAAGTTGATAACTACATTGAACTTTTTGAACAAATGCAAATGTCTTTAGAGAAGGCAAAATCTGAAGAAGAAGAAAATATAATTCGTCAAAGATTTGAACAATCTACTAAAGGTTTTGATCAAAACATTATTATGCAAGCCTATAAAAAAATGGACGCTATGCGCGAACAAATGTTTGAAGGTGGATCTTTAATGGTTCCTCCAGAGCGTGAAGCATATGGTAAAGGCGGTGCAATTTTAGATCTTGTAGCAGCTCTTACAGGCAAGCAAACTAAAGCCGCTAAGAAAAAAATGGTAGATGAAGAAAAAGCCCTTCAAGATATATCTAAAATGATTGAAGACAATCCAAGAGTTTTAGATGAACTTACAAACGAACAATACGAAACAGTTGTTTCAAAACTTCCACAGCGCCAAGCCGCAAAGTTGGGCATGGGCGAAGAGCCTTTAACTGATATGGTTGAAATAGCTCGTGGTATGGAGCCAGCAGAAGTAGCTAAAAATCTTGAAATGTTTAATGACATTGACGAAATTTTTGAATATACCGATACCCTTGATGCTAAAGGCGCTCGACAGTTTATGCAAAATCTTTCGGACGAAGATCTTGAAATCTTTGGTGCAGATCTTCCAGATGTAGGCGCAACGCTAGGCCCAAGAGAATTAAAAGCTGAAGGTGGCGAAATTCCAGAAGATACATACAACAATCTTAGCCCAGAAGATAAAATGGAACAAGCCGAAGATATGCTTCCTGACGAAGAAATGGAAGAAGAGTATGTAGACTTTGTAGCCTCAGAAATTTTAGATCAAGAAGAACAAGATTATTTATTTAAGGCTTTGGATGACGATCCTCGGCTTGAAGAAATTTTAGATAAAGTAATTTTAAATGCAACAGAATTTGCTGGTGCTGGGGAAGTTGAAGGCCCCGGTACTGGTATATCAGATTCGATACCCGCAAGGTTATCGGATGGTGAATTTGTTTTCACCAGAAAGGCGACCGACCAACTAGGCGCAGACAATCTCCAAGAAATGATGGACGAGGCTGAACGCGCTTACGATGGCGGTCTTATGGCTATGGCAGAAGGCGGTATGCCTGTTGATGATCGTTATAGTAATCAACAACAAGACGAAGATCAAGAGGAAAAAGTAGAGGATCAAATGCTTTACGCAAGCCGAATGCCTAGTCTTATGAACCGATAAGGCTACCTAGAAAATCTAGCCCCTTATCATTTTATAACCTTGAGGCCACCTTGTAGTATCAAGACCCTGTATTAAATAGCGCATTAATACAGCCACCTTGAAAGACAACAAGCCCCAGAAAGGAGAAGTGACATGAGCGAAGAACCGCAAGCGAATCCGTACAATCAAAAAAAGGCTTGGCACACACCAGATGGGCCACCTATGCAAAGTGCAGATTCATTGTTTTTTGAAGAAGAACAAGAGGCTACTTCCGAAGAAGATGGAACCCCTCAAAAACAAACTTCTTCTCGTACCAATTATAAAAAGAGATATGACGATCTAAAAAAACATTACGATCAGAAAATTTCAGAGTTTAAACAGCGTGAAGAAGAACTAGAAGCTATGGCACGATCTGCACGACCGCAGTATCGACCACCAAAAAGCATCGAAGATCTTGAACGCTTTAAACACGATTATCCTGATCTATATGACACTGTTGAAACAGTTGCTCATATGCGTAGTGAAGAGCAAATGAATGCCCTTCAACAAAAACTTTCAGTTATTGAAAGACGCGAAGCAGAAATGGCTAAGCGTGATGCTGAGGTTAAACTACGAGAGCGACACCCTGATTTTGAAGATATTAGGGGTGATGACAGGTTTCATGAATGGGCTAAAGTTCAACCAGAAGAAATTCAACGTTGGATTTATAAAAACCCAGACAATGTTACATTAGCTAGTCGTGCTATCGACCTTTATAAAATGGAAAACAATATTGCAATTAATTCTTCAACGCGCAGGTCACAACCTTCAAAGTCCAATGCGGCTGATATGGTATCGACAAAGACTACCGGCGTTGAACCAAAGTCAGCCAAAATATGGACGCAACGGGAAATTGCTGCCCTGTCCTTGGATGACTATGACAAATACGAACAAGAAATTGATCTAGCCATCCGCGAGGGACGAGTAGCAAGATAATAACTTGTCTTTTAGGAGTAAATTAAAATGGCTTATAACGTAAGTGATCAATATTTTGAGCCAGCAACTGATACCAATGCAAACTTTGCAAACTCGGTTGCGGGTCAAAACAATTCATTCTTCCTGCCTGCTGTCTACAGTAAGAAGGTTCTTAACTTCTTCCGTAAGGCATCAGTCTGTGAAGCTGTAACTAACACTGACTATGCTGGCGAGATTGCGGCATTTGGTGATAGCGTAAACATCATCAAAGAGCCGGTAATCACCGTCTATCAGTACGAGCGTGGTGCAGACGTAACCTCAACTAAGCTGACCGACCAAGAGCTTACTCTTGTTGTTGATCGTGCAAACGCATTTAAGTTTATTGTCGATGACATTGAAACCAAAATGTCGCACGTAAACTTCAAGGAAGTGGCATCTTCTTCAGCGGCTTATGCGTTGCGTGATGCTTTTGATGAGGGTGTATTTGCAATCATGCAGGCTGGTTTGTCTGCTTCTGCGCCCGACCACACGCTTGGTGCTGACTCAGCGACCGATTTGGGTGCTGGTGTATACGATGGCGCTGGTGCTATTGACGTAGGCATTACTGGCGAGACTGATCCTCTGGACGTTCTTGCTCGTATGGCTCGTTTGTTGGATGATCAGAACGTACCCGAAGAGGGTCGCTGGGTTGTAGCATCTCCTGACTTCTATGAGCAACTCTCTCAGAGCGGTTCTAAGCTGTTGTCAGTAGACTTCAACGCAGGCCAAGGCTCTATTCGTAACGGTCTTGTAAGTTCTGGCAAGTTGCGTGGATTCTCCATGTACAAGTCAAACAATATGCCTGCTACGACCAATGCAACTGGCTTTATGCTGGCTGGTCACATGAGTGCTGTTGCAACCGCACAATCCATCACTAGCACAGAGGTCATTCGTGATCCTTCTAGCTTTGGTGACATTGTTCGCGGCTTGCACGTTTGGGGAGCTAAGGTTCTCCGTAACGAAGCCCTCATTGGTGCTTACTACAACATCGACTAAGATGTTTTGGAGGGAGGGTGAAATACCCCTCCCTTTATTTTAAAGGACTAAGATATGCCATTGATTTCAACTCCAAATAAACCTATCAGTATGAAGCTAACTGAGAATAAGCGTGGACGTTATCGCCATGTAGACCAAAAAAAGTTTGCTGAAAATTACGATAAGATTTTTGGAAAAAAAGACAAAGGAGAAAAAAATGGACAATAAAAAGCGAATGAACTACAGGATGGGTAAAAAAGTTCGTTCTACTTATATGGGCGGTGGATACGGTTCAAATCGAAACATGATGGCTAAGGGCGGCATGGCCCATGACTATAACAATATTATGGAAATGGAAGCCAAACAAATGTCTCCAGACCATAATGAGTCAATGAAGCAAAAATGAAAGTAAAAGCCCCCGAAGGCTATCATTGGATGAAGAGCGGTAAAAGCTTTAAGCTAATGAAAGATCCTAAAGACGGTTACAAAGCCCACAAAGGAGCTTCTAAAGCCGTAGACTTTCCAATCCAAAAGGTTCATAAAAAATAATGGCAACAACATACTTACAGTTGACAAACGAACTTTTGCGTGAAATGAATGAAGTCCCGCTAACTACTAGTAATTTTTCTAGTGCTATTGGTATTCAAGCACACGCCAAAGATTGTATAAACAGAGCATACCTTGACATTGTTCTAGAAGAACCGCAATGGCCTTTTTTGTCAGTAGCCGACAGTGGGACTACAGACCCTATGTATGGTAATGTCTATGTTGAAACTGTTGCTAATACTCGTTGGTATGAGCTAAAGCCTGCCAGCGACTCTATAAAAGACGATTATGGCGCAATAGATTGGGATAATTTTTATTTAACTACTGTTGGTGTTACAAGCGAAGTAGCCCCCTATGTTGCTAAAAATCTTAAATTTACAACCATTGAAGAATGGAAAGATTTTTATAGGGCCAGAGAAAACGCAGACGATGCTGAAAATGCAAACGGCGGCGAACCTAAGCGCGTTATTCGCAGTCCTGATGGGCGTATGTTTGGACTAAGCCCAATTCCAGACAAAGTATACCGTGTTTGGTTTTATGCGTATAACCAGCCTACACAGCTTTCAGATTTTTCAGACGAAATTGTTTTTCCAGATGTTTATAAAACCGTACTTTTAGCAAGAGCTAGATATTTTGTTCATCAATTTAAAGAAGCTGTTCAACCAGCGGCTTTAGCTCTTGAAGAATATCGTCGTGGCTTGCGACTTATGAAATCTAATTTAATGGTTCCAGAGCCTTTCTATATAAAAGATGATCGCAGGAGATTTGTTTAATGTCTCAGGCGTTTGGTTTTTCATGTAGAGGTGGTTTAAATACAAATCTTAACTCTTTGGAAATCTTAGGTCAACCCGGATTTGCAACAATATTAAATAATTTTGAAGTAGATCCTGATGGTGGTTATCGGCGTATTAATGGCTTTACGGCCTTTGGTGGTGATTCAGCTACCCGACCGAATAGCGGAAATAGAATTTTAGGTACTTATCCATATGCAGACGGTATTGTAGTTTGTTCGGGTACAGGAATATTTTTTAGTAATGATGGGATTACATGGCTACAAATTAATCGTAGTGCTGTAGCAACAGGCGGCGATAATTATACAGCCTTTACTGGTCGTTCATTACTAACAAGAACCAATCAAGGCCAATGCCAATTTGCAATATTTGAAGGTGCTACATATAACTATGGGCAGCTAATTATTGCTGATGGATCCAATAGGCCTTATGTTTTTCGGATGGAGGGTACTGGCGCATTAAACACCCGTACTTTTTTTGCAAATGAAATTACAGTATCTGGTACAAATGGTGTAAAATATATTACGGTACATGACCACCATTTAATTGCAGCAGGCGTAGCAGGAAGTTTAAGTACCGTTTATTATAGTGTTAATAATGATCCTACTAATTTTACTGGTACTGGTTCAGGTGCAATAACTATATCAGATCAAATACAAGGTATTAAAGGCTTTAGAACAGACTTAATTGTATTTGCAAGAAATAGTATACATAAACTTATAAATATAAATGATACTCAAACTGTTCGTATTGATC